TGTCTCGTTGTTGGCTGACTCTTCGAGCCATGTGATTGGGATGACTCGGTTACCTGTAACACGGGGAAAACGGGCGTGGACACGGGCTTCGACGAAAGGGCTGTCTGCACCGAGTTCGGCAACAACATCGTCCACCCATGTTTGGTCCACGAGGTGGTCCGAGAGCGGGTGCTTCGCAATGTGGGGTGGGCAGGCTTTGCACATGCCGACTTCTTCTTTGGTGAAGTTCGGCGTTACCCAGACTGGGACAGGGATGACATTGTAGTTCGGGCTGTTGCAGGCTCTTTCGAACCATGAATCTTCGTTGTCTGTGGGCGGGTTGCCGAGGAGCAGCAAACGGGTGTGGTCACCAGTCATCAGACCTTCGAGAGCGTTGCCGATGGTCTCTGAGAGACCGCCTGCTTCGTCAACCACCACAAGAAGGTTCGGGGCGTGAATACCCTGCACAGCGGTTTCGTCGTGGGCTTGTGGAGCAAACCCGAAAGCGGTCACGGTGCCTTGGTATTTCCATTCCACGGTGAGGACTTCGCCACCGAAATCGTGCCTTGCGGACACACGGCGAATTTCTCGCCAGAGGATGTTTCTGACCTGACGGAAAGTTGTAGCGGTCGTTACCACCATGGTCGTCTGAGGGGGGTGTGAGGCGACCCACCAGCACACTGCACGGGCTGCAAGGTGTGACTTGCCCAAACCGTGACAAGCGGGCACAGCGGTTCTCTTGTTGTCTCTGACGGATTCAAGGATTTCTCGTTGTTTGGACCAGATTGTTTCGCCCATGCCTTCGGTGATGAAGCCGACGGGGTCTGTGCGGAATCGGGACCATGGGTTTTCGCCCATGAGGTCAAGAAGGTTCGCAACGGCGACTCGGTCCTCTGGGTTCAGTTCAGCGAAGAACTTGCGGCGCTCCGCTGGGGAGGCTCCAGAGAGGTATCGCATTAATTGCTGCGACCCTGTGGTGGCGTCGATTGTGCTCATTCTTTGGGAAGGAGTTTGGCGACCTTGGTTTCGAGTTCGTCGATGGAGACATCGATTCTGATTGCGCCACCTTCGGTTCCTGAGACTTCGAGGGCGGAGCGGCGTCCCCATCTGGCTGGCGAGGTTCTTTCTAGGTACCACGCTGCGGCTTGCCATGTGCCGTTGTTGGCGGCTTGTTGGATGAGTCCGATGTTTCGCACTTCGGAGGTGGCTCTGGCGTTTTCTACTGCCTCCCGAAACTCACGATACGGAGATTCTGCGTTGTCGCCGTCGCCCAGTGCCATCCACTTGTAGAAGGTTGTTGATGAGACGCCTGCGTAGCGGGCTGCTATCTCGGAGTAACTCCCTGCAGCGATTGCGTTACAGATTTTGTCCTGTAGTGCTGGGGTCAATTTCAGTGGTCTGCCCATGGTCCGCAAGTGTAGTACAGGCAAGTTGCGGTTCTCCCTCACAGCAGGTGTTCTTCCAGCCGCAAGCGGGGCAGAGCCAACGGAAAACTACGGGGTTGAACCGTTGTTCACAGTTATCGCATGGAATCAGGTCAGCCACCCATGACTAGAACATGGATTGATGGTGTTCCTGTGTTTGCGATTGCGTAGAGCACATCTGTGTACATAAATTCGCCTGTGAGAACAATTCTTGCGTTTGGGTCGAGGTGAAAACCGAAGTCTGTTGTTGAGGTTGCTGAGGTTGCGCCGATGTACATGAGTGCGGTGGCGTGATTGTTGTTGAGAACAATCGTCATGCCTTTTCTGTTGCCGAGGTCCTCAATGCCCGTGATTTTTGTGGCGGTTGAAGTGTTTAGTGCGATGTTTGCGTGTCGTGAAGCCATTATTTGATGGTATCAATAACCGACATAACCGTGAGTTAGTGCTTTTATGAGATTGTTGCGCCATTCGAGGTGCGGCAATCGCATACCTTGATTGGGGCGTCGAGGCGATTCTGGAGCGATTGGAAAATCTGGAAGGTGGCTTCGATGACTGCGCCGTTTGAGGTGTGGATGTGGCGGAGGATGTCTTGCAGGACCAGTGCTTCGGTTCGGGTGATTGCGATGGTGGTGTTCTGTCGGTTCATTATTCCTCCGTTGTTTGGGGTGGTGAACCTACTACCTCTGGTCTGATTTGTTTCTCAACGGGGCTTACTTCCTCTATCCATAAATTGCCCCAGATGTACAAAGGGTGCAGTCCTATGGCAATCGCATAGCGGTCGGCTTCGAGCCATGTGATGTGGAAGTTGGGTAGACGGAAGTCGTGAACTCTGCGTCTTGTGGTCCCCATGGCTGCAGCAATGTCTTTGTCTGTCATGTCTGGGTCGAAATACTTGAACAGCGGTGCTGCTGGGAGGTATTTGCGGTATGGCATCCCCTTACGGGGTGATTTCACCAGATTCGATGGTTGCGTGACATCATCCAAAGGATTGTCCCCCCGATTGCACAGATTTTGTATTCGGCTGAGCCGAGAAATGGGGCGGTGGCGGTGAGCCAGACTAAAAGCATCATTGGGTTTTTCCTTTTCTGAGGTCTGCTTGTTGTTGTCGCATCGATTTGCCGTTCATGGCTTTGGCGGCTCCGACATGGTTGTTGATGACGATGCCGACTTTCTTGTCGCCTGTAATTGCGAGTAAGTCGCTGCTGGCTTGGTCTACAAATCCTGCTGCTTCCAGTGCTTCGATGCTGTCGAACACATCACACTGGCGGTCGTCCTCGGTGATGAGGTGGTCGTGCTTGCCCCCATAGGAAAACACATACTTGAAGTTGTCTGGGCAGTCAGGTTCGACATGCTCTCGGAACATCACGACTTCTTTGGTGTAGCAGTAGAAAGTCGTTTTGCGTGTTGCCCGAGCGATTCGCATCCATGCTTGGAGATAGTCGACGGAGAAGAAATCGCCGCCGTCGTGGATTCTGACGAAAGCGCCTTCGAACTTTACATGTGATAGTTCTAGGCGCATCGCATCTTCCCAGCCTTGAATGTCATCGAGAATCATGCTGAGGTTACGGGTGTGGGCTGCCAGCACATTGGAGAACCTAAAAGTTCCCTTGCGGGCGTAGCAGGCTTTAGCGCAAACCCCTGCAGATGGGCATGTGTTGAGTCTGGAGCCGTCGGGCAGGGTTGTTATCCATGCGGGTAGGGACCAGACCCAGATGCGGTCTCTCTTGAGGTCTCGGTTGTTATTTTTCAGTAACGCCATTGGTGTGCTCCGTTTGTTCGGCTTCTATCCAGACCCGTGCTCCACAGCGGTCGGGTTGTTCTGACTGGACCACCACTGCTGCGATGTGTTCGCATCCGCAAGGGCAGATGATGTTGACACGGCTGTGATGGGTGGACCCTTTGTAGGTTCGGTCGATGATGGCGTTTAAGCCCTGACGGATTTTCTGTTGGTGGACATGAATGATGTGTTTCACTTCTTCTGTCCGATGAGGTAGCCGCAACAAAAGAGCGCCCCGTAAAGAATGAGCATTGAGAGGATGTCACTCACCACGAGCCTCTTTCAGTTCTGCCGTGAGGCGTTCGACCTCAGCCTTCAAAGCACTGACCTCGCCCTTTAGCCTGATGATTTGGTTGATGTCGTCACGCTGGTCCGATAGTTGCTGTGAGCGTGTGTAGTAACGACCACGGTTGTAATTGCTGCCTGCCATTATTTTTCTTCCTTTGCTGCTACTGATTCCTGCACTGCAAACTCTTGATAGCCGCAGGTGCACATCATGGCTCTTCTGCATCCCTCGATGCAGCCTCCTGACATACCGAAGGCTTGGTTGGCAATCTTGCGCCATTTGTCTCGCTGAAAGACCAATTTCTTGACGACTTTCTTTTGCTTCTCTTCAACCTCAACGATGGTGGCGCTTAAAGCGTCCAGTTGTGGCTTGAGCGCCTCTTCGTACATGGCGACGGCACGGTCAATCTCACATTGGAGACAGAAGTGATGGCTTGGGTGCCATTGGCGTTCTTGGTCCCCAAACTGAGTGATTTCTACCCAGCCTCTGGAGTACGGCTTGCCACATGGACACATTCGAAGTTGTTCTTCGTTCATTTTTCCCTTTCTTGTTTTTTGTTATTCCCCGAAATGGGGACATTCACACTGGTGTTGTAGTCGTTCGCATCGAGAGCAGCGTTCAGTCATTTTGTCTGTCCTGTAAATCAGATAAGTGAGGGCTACAAGGCTGACCGCCGCTGCTTCCCAGATAAGCAACTCTTTCATTATGACGCCCTAACGAGGTCAAGGATGGCAATTCTGGCTTCTTCAAGATTGAAAAACTGTCCAAAATCCCCCCAAGTGTCGACTTCACCGTCTGGATGCACAATCCTGATAGTAAAGCGTCGATTTCCAAACCATGCAATTCCTTCAGGGTCCTGTTCGCTGGTCACAAAGTAGGAAACTCTGTCGGTGAAGAAAACAGGTGTTTCAATCTTGGTGTTGAAGAATCGCATTGCTTCCTTCGAAAACCAGTGTTGACCGATTGCTCGATTGGCTTCTTCGATTTGCTTGATGGTTTGGAGTGCCATTAGTCCTCCATCATTTCGATGGTGATTCTGGACACGATTTGGCTGTATGCCTCAGGGTTTGTTTCCTTGAGGAACGCTGCGGCTTCTTGTTGGATTCGGCGTGAGCGTCGGTTGGCAATGAGTGCTCGTTGCTTGCCTCGTGCGGAGGAGCGGTATGAGCGGTGCCATTCGTTGTGTGCTCGGCGGCAGTCATCGCATCGGCAGCCGTGGTTGCTGTATGTCGAGTAGTTGCCGTGATTGACGGCTTTATCTGGTGTGGAATCGTTCACTGTGGACCCGTCATCCCTGCAATCTTGGTGTTCAATTGCTCAATCATTTCAAGAGCCTCAGAGAGTTCTTGTTCCAGCAATGCTGCAAGGCTTCGTGCCCGTTCTCGTTCTTCAACGAGTTTGACAATTAATTCTTGTTCTGTTGACATGTCAACCCTTCCTTTCGGTTGGATTGACTTTACCATGCCATAATGACGGCAATCAACTACCCCGAGTAAGTATCTCGTACCGCTTCACAGAAGGCTTGTCTAGGTGCATTTCGTAGTCTGTGGTGGTGTAGCCCAGAGAAGCGCAGAAAGTCTCCCAGAAGCCCCAGCGCCAGCGATTGAAGAGACTGTGAGGGACCTCATCCCTGTTGGTCCAGTCCTTGGGTATTCCTGCAGCCTTGAGCACGGTGAACGGCGTTGGTCCAAGGGTCACCGAGATGCAGGTTGAGGCAACAGGAACATTCGGGGCGAGTTCGGCACAGATTTGAAGTTGCTCCCACGGGAAGCCAAACGCATCAAGGTCGATGATGTCAAACTGTTCGAGGTCCAGCCCTTTCATCACCTTCTGGTTGTTGCCCATGATTACTTCTGGGCGGCTGTATTTCTTCTTGTCGATACCGAGATAGGTGATTTTGTGGTCGGGCAGCAATTCGCCTACTCGCTCCCACACTCGCCCGTCGCCTGCAAACGCATCGAGGATGTACAGGTCGGTTTTGTTAAGCGTCTTGATGAAGTCAGCCCGCAACCGAGCCTTCGACCCGAGGTGTGAGTTCTCGGTCCAGACTCTGCTCATTTTGTTGCCGAGGCGATTTCGACGCCTTCGATTTCTTTCAGGGCATCTTGAATCAATCGCATCGCCTTGCCTTGGTCGGTCACTGGGCAGCGAATGAGAAAGAACGAATCTTCGAATGGTTCGAGATTGCGCTTGCGCTTGTCATTGGGGTCGTCTGAGACATCGTCAATCAGCGTCTGGATGTCTTTAAGGTCGAAGCCTGTGCCTCGTAGGTCACCGTCGGCTACAACGCTGCGTAGGAGGTCCTGAAGGCTGTCTTGGTTGTATCCAGCAATGTCGCTCATGCGGTTATCCGCAAGCATGATTCTCTTGGCTTCAGCGTCTGTGCAGTCAATCCACATCACGGGGACTGATTCAAGGTCTAAATGGCGGGCTGCTTGCCAACGGTGATTACCAGCAAGGATGTACTTGGTTGATTTCTGGGCGACAATTACGCCGTAAAAACCGTTGACTTTGATGGATTCGACAATCTTGTCGACATTGCCCTTGCGGGGATTCATCGGGTGAGGAAGTAAAGCGTCCAGAGGAGTTTGCTCAACTGCGTGGATTGGTTCGAGATTTGTCTCGATTGCTTTACGAGTTGCCATGGTTACCTTCCCCTAAATCAGCCCCGCCCCGCCAGAAGAAAGGGGTAAAGACTGGCGGGACGGGAGGAGTGCTGACTGCCTGTACAGACGAGAGTCACTCTATCAGGCTGGCGTACCTTGCGTATGCAGTGTTCAAATCTTGTGTCTGCTGAACAACTATTCCATCTCGGACAATTATGAATTCGCTGCCGTGCCATGACTCGTTTGAGTCTCGACGGAACAACATGACTCGTCCAGTTGATTCAAGAGCGGTCCAAGGTGATTCGTTTTGTTCTGAGCGTGGCGTTACTTCGACGGGAACGAATGAACGCATCGGCGAGTAGCGAGAGCGTTGAGTTTCTCGACGACGGTCCGAGTCGGTCATGCCTCCCCAGATTCCTTCTTCGCCCTGACCCTCAACAAGACAATCGCCGACGACATCGCATCGTCGGCAAATTGCTTTTGCTTGGGCTTCACGCTTTAAGCGTTCGTTTGAAGGTTCGTCTGCTGGTCCAAAGAAAACGAGCGGACCCAGATTGCGGCAAGCCGCTTTACTTCGCCATTCCATCGAACCTCTCAAAGGTGAACATGCCCAGTTGTGCGGCGGATTCCACAAAGGCATCGTCAGAGAGGTCAAGGTCCAAGTGTCCATAGCCGTCGGCTAGTGCTCTCATTGCCAGAAGGTTTCTGGCTCCGAACACATTCACCAATGGGGGATGAAGTGTGGCGTGATTGAGCATCGCATAGTAAGCAAGAAAGTCGGTAGTGGAGCCGAGTTCGTAAATGTGGTCCTTGTCGAAGGTCACTCGAATCATGCTGCCACCTCCTGCTTCAGTGTCTCTACTTCCACGACCTTGCCGTGGTGGTACTTGAGGAACAAGCCCTCTGGGATTTCTTTGACGCCTGTCAGTTTTACACCTGCCTGCATCGCCGCTGTGCGGAGCATCTGCTCTGTTGAGGCGAACACCATTGAGCCGCCGAGTGTTGAGCCGATGAACAGCGGGCTTTGGCGAATTCGACCAACATTCACGATTGCTGGTTGGTTGGTGTTGAACCAAGCGATTGCGGCTGAACCTTCGAGACGGTGAAGTTGTTCTGTTGGCTTGTCAGTCGCATCGATGAGGCGGAAGATTGCTTCCGTGTCAACTTGACCTGTTCGACCAGTTCCGACTTCGGCGATGATTTGGTCATCGTTGCGAATTCCGCCGTTGTGAATTCCGATGGTGTCACCAACAAGAATTGGGTGGTTGTTGTCGTTGTTCTCGGGGCTGCCCTTTGTGGCGTAGCGAGTGTGGATGATGGCTGAGCGAGTGAACGATGCCATCTGGTCCATGCTGTCTACGAATTGGCTGGCTGCGATGGCGTCTTTCATGTACCAGACTCCGAGCACATCGTCGTCACCTTTTTGGCTCCAAGCAACGCCAGTTGCATCAGTGCCTCGGCGCTGAATCTGGAGGGCTAAGGCTTTTGCCAACTTGCGACAATTGATGTGCCGATGGTCTTGGTCTGAGATTGAAAATCCTGCGATTCCGCACATTTTCTTTTTCCTTTCTTAGGCGGCTACTGCCGTGGGGTAGAGGGTTTCTTGACGGTTCTTCAACCACTGGGCGCTGGCGGCTGTGATTTTGCCGTTGGCGAGAAGTGTGTCAACCAGTTCGTTGTCAGCGTCGAGGATGGTTCCGTCTCGGCTGGCATCGAAGAAGGCGACTAGCAACTTGACCCACTCGGTTGCCTTCTTGCCGCTGAGTGTTCCTTGGTGCATCCGCATCTCGATGGTGCCGATTCGACCAATGTTTGTGACATTCATCGAATCAGTGTGGCTGCCACGAATTGGGTAGTTCGTCTCGGTGCAGGCTGCCCAGTGTTCGAGGTCTGCGTCTAGCATCTTGCGGCAGTAGGTGTTGTTCTGGCGGGACTTTGCAACCAAGCGGAAGAGCGTCTTTTGCGCTTTCTTGTAGTTGCGGAACAGTCGGGCACGGTTGTCACCAGTGATGTCTGCGACACCGAGGTGAACATGCATACCGTGTCGACGGTCGACCTTGGCACCCACGCTTCGAAGAGCAGCCATCACCTTTTCAATCTCTCGGAGACCAGCGGCACCCTTGAGAACTGGGCTGACCAACTCGCCACCTTGGTTGTGAGGATAAGCACCAGCGTTGTGCATGCCGCTCGTTGCGCTGGAGTCTGTCTCCAACTTCCACTTGGTGTAACCGCTCACTGTTTGCTGGCAGGTAACGCATGTGTTGCCGTGGTAGCCAGTCATGTGAATGTGGTAACCGAGCACTGCTTCAAGCGCCGTAACGACATCTCCACGAATCGCTGTGTGGAACTCAATCTCGATACCAAATGTTCGGTCCGTGCTCCGTGCCTGCCAGCGGGCTGTTAGCGCCGTTGCTGCTGCTTGGCTTCGGGCTGTGTCACGCTCCTCGATACCGAGGTAACGACGAACACCCTCTCGAATGGTCGATTCACCTCTGACTCCGAAGTGGTCAGCGATTGCCCGCCAAGTGTGACCTTGGAGTCGCATCATGTGGGCGGTGTGAGCGTCCCAGCGAGGTGCTTGTGGCATCTGTCCCTTTCCTTTCTGGAGGTCCCTTTCCCCTCCACTTAAAAACTACACCAGATGAAATAGGTGTGTCAAGTCAATCGAAATCCGCCGCTGTCATGTGCATTACTTCGCCTGTCGAAACCAGCCGCTTCAAAGTGTTTGGCGCAATCTGCCAGTACAGGCTGAGCGACCAGCCCCGAGCGTCTTTCTCTGCGTCAACCCAGCGACCTGCCTTGCCTTGGCGTTGCATCGCATGTCGGAACTCGTGAAGCAAAGTCACGATTGATGGCTTTGCCATGTGAATCTCGTTCCGTGCTGGACGGTAGAAACCAGCGCCAGCATCTGGGTTGCGGACCAACATTGGAATTCTCATTCCCCGTTTTGTTGAGACCACGATGAGCCATGCCTGCATGTGGTTCCAGCGGCGCTCTTCGTCAGATGTTCGCCAGTCCCTCATCATGAATCGTGTTCGAGCGATTGTGTGCTCAGAAATGTTGTTGAAATGTTTGTGGTATTTCATTTAGCCAAGATTCTCATTTCGGCGTGAACCAAGTTGAAGAGAGCATTGCGAGTGAAACCTTCACGGTTGCGGGTTCCGTTCACTGTCAAACAAACCTCGCCGTCGGCGTTCCACTTTTCAATCTTGTAAGTCCAACAGTTGTCATATTCGACAATGCTGAATTCCATGTTGTTTGCGTAGCCAAACTCGAACAATTCCTTGTTGACCAGAATGTCCATTTTTCCCTTTCTTGGAGGTCCCTTTTCCCTCCAACAAAAATTTACACCAGATGAACTGGTGCAGTCAAGTCATTCAGGATGCTTGCGAAGGTCGGCAAACAACGCTTGGTCCGTGACCCCACACGCATCGGCAATGACACGGTATGGAACTCTCATTTTGCGAAGCCGACGAATGACGCTGCGGCGCTGGTTGCCTAGACGGACAACGGCGCTTTGGTGCTCCCTCATCATGGAAGTAAGAATCTTGACCTTGTCAAGGTCTGAATCTTCAACTTCGTCATTCTGTTCAATCCGTACTTGTCCGAACTCGTTCATGAACTCAAACGATAGCAGGGTCAAGTATTCGTAATCGCATCCAACATCCTGAGAGCCTCACTCAAGGCTGCACAAGATTCCAAGTCCATGTGCTTGTCCACCATGCGGGCTGCTTCGACAACACGGTCGATGGCTTTCCGCTTTTGCCCCGCTTTAGTGTCGCTTGGCGTCAGAATTAATTCTGTCAACGGGTGTTGGTCTGCTAATCGCATCGACAGGTATGGGTGGCAATTGCCCCGTTTGGTCCGCAACTGAGCAACCTTGCCCATCTTGTGCAGAACTGACAAAGCGCCAGAAATTTGTCCGTGATGCAGCCCCATCAAAAGGCTTAATTCTTTCCAAGTGAGACCATTCGGCTCTTTGTCCAGCAATTCCATGACAAGCATCTGGCGGTGCGTAGCAGCCCCATTGGATGCTTCACGCTGTGCTCGGTCAAACGATGTGTCGGAGCCTCTTACGAAGCCTGCTGTGCCTGCATACGGCAAATGTGGGTTGTCACTCATCTTTACTCCCTGTGATTGTGATAATGATTCTGTCTTTCTTTGCTCTGACGGGAGCAAGAAACATGATTCCAAGCAAATGCTCTGGAGTGTCGTCTGGAAGGATTCCTCCATCGACTAATCCGTCGATTGCTGCTTTGACTGCTGGGTTGCATGCTGCACAATCTTGGAGTCGACCTTTCATCGAGAGACCAACCGTTACAACTGACTTCGTTAAACGAGGGAACCGCTGAGTCTTGGCGAGCCAGCCGTAGAGTTGTCTCCACTCTGCTGTGTTGCTTGCTCTGACCCAGCGGTTTCCGCTTCGTTCTGAGTTGGTTGTCCATGGTCGCATGTAGACCACAAACTGGATAGAAACAATCCCGTTTCGTTCTGTCATTGAAACGGAATGTTCCATTCAATTACTTGCCGATGTAGCGAGCGTAAATGGTGTAGGTGCCATCTGCTTGCTTGCGGCTTGTCCATTCAGTGTCTGGATACTTCTTCTTTGCAATTGAAACAATCACAGCATTGCTTGCACCTTCGGTGTAAATCGCCCAACGATTTGGTCGTGCTTTGATTGCTGCAACGAATCGCATGGTTCGTCCACCACGGTTTTGACTGGCTGTTCCAGTTCGCTTTGGCGGTGGTGCGGACCACTTGATTTTTGGTTCTTTTACTGACTGAGCCATTTCTGTCTCCCTTTTATTGTGGGGGTGTTCCCCGCTTCTTTTGTCAAAGATACACCCCTGTTTAGTCTTTGTCAACCTTTGTTAGAAAACAAATGTTTTTTTGAAACTGCTTCGGCAACATTGTTATGAATCATTGTGTGGCAGTGATTGCAAACCGCCAGAAGGTTCTCTGGTTCGTCGCTGCCACCTTGTGAACGAAGTTTGATGTGGTGAACATGAGCAGCAAGAATTGTGCAACCGTCCCAGCGGGCTTCACATCTTCCCGCTGAACGCCTTGCAACTGCTGTTCGCATTGCCGACCAATCGTGCTTCTTTCGAACCTTTGGCTTGAACGCTGTTCGTTTCAATGGTGTTCGTTTCAACTTGCTTCCTTCGTTGTTGATTGCTGATAGTGAAGAACCAATTCTTCTCTCATCCGCTCAGGCTTTCCGTTGATGTAGTCCATCACATCTTCTTCAGATTTGCGGAGACGGACCAGATTGGTCACCATGACAACAGCGTCAGATAACTGACTGTCCCGAGGGCGAGATTTGCTTTCAACGACTGTGCTTTTTTCGACGACCAGCCGCTCCCAGTGCTTTTCCATCTTCATCGGAGTTCTGAGATTTTTGCGCCACCAATCATCTTTGAAAGCCAATCGCATCATCTTCTCGATTTGTTGTTCGGTCGCTCCTTGACCGATGAGGCGAGCGATGCTCTTGGACCATTCGGCTGTCGGTGCTTGGATGGCTACTCCAGTGGGTGTTGTCTGCTTCAAGAGTTGATGAAACAAATTGACGAGCGGCGTGTGTGTTTCATTGGACGGTTTAATGGATGGTTTGGGTGCATCTCCTGCACCCCGTTTCGGAATCTCCTGCACCCCGTTGGATGCACCTGCTGCACCCCGTCGCTCTTCGAGGTGCGTCGCATGCACCTCGCTCAGGACAATGTCGTACCCGATTGGTCGACGGTCTGCCCTCTCGATGTATGCCGCCACAATCTTTGGGTCACATCGTCTGATGATGCCTTGTCCCTCCAGATTGTCCAGATGTTGCCTCACAGAGCGTTCAGACAGGCAGGTGTACCTGCAGATAGTTGCGACGCTAGGGAAGGCTGCTGAGCCGTCTGGGTGGGCGTGGTTGGCAAGGGCTACCAACACCAATTTTGAGACAGGGGATTGCACAGGAGCGTGGTTCAGAACCCACGCTATTGCTTCGACTGACATGACGGATTACCCCTTGTGGGGCTTGAACGGCATGGTGAACTTGTTGTTCTCGTATTCGATTGGGTCCATGTCGATGTCGCTTCCAAGCATGTTGGCAGCCAGATTCAACATCTGCTCAATCATCTGCTCGTATCGAGGCTCTGTGTCTTTCTCGCTTGCCAAAGCCCGTGCTGTTGCGACCATGTTGTCAAGGTCAATTTTGAATTCGTATTTCATTACATGTCTCCTTTGATTTCTCTTTCAATCCTCTTGTAGCGAATGGAAATAGTCGTTGGACCAACCTTTTCCCATTTGTCGTAAAGAACACCTTCTAGGCATCCGACGCCAATAATCGGTTTAATTCGCTCAAACCAAAAATCCCAGTTCTGGTCAATCCATGGTTCAGCCCAATTGCATTTAAGAATCGCATAGCCGAGGTCGTGGTCGAATTCGACCGACACTTTTTGCTTCATCCGAGTTGACCTGTCTCAATCATGGTGATGAATTCACCTGCTTCTTCAAGCATTTCTTCTTCGACGCTGTCTGGCTTGCCAAACGCATCAAGGAACTCACGCTTTGCATCGGTACGGACGGCATCGGGCAGAGCATTGAGACGGTCGAGGATAGCCTGCCGCCTTGGGTCCAAGACAGGCTTCTGGGGTTGAGGTTGGGTCATGCGCTGAACCTTTTCCATCTCTTGACGGCTAGGGCGCTTACCCTTCGGGGAGAACTCTCCACCCAGCAGGCTCAAGGCTCGACCCGTCGCACTCGTAACCCCATTCTCAACCCGACTCGTCTGATTGACGCCCTTTGTCGATTTCAGTTCTTCGGCAAAGTCCACAGCGGCTGGGCGTGTGTCCTCTCGGTCGGTGTAAACCTCGGAGCGGATGACGACTCGTTCTCCGTCGTCGAAGATGATTTCGTTAATGATTCTGCCGCTGGGGTATCGCTCCCAGAAGAGGTGGATTCGTTCTTCAACGGTCTGGTAATCGTTGAGATTGAAGTGTGCCATCGGTAATCCCTTTCATTGGATGGTCGTATGTTGAGGGAGACTTTAGTGCGGTAAAGCCATGCCGTCAAGATTTTCTTTCCTGAACAAAAGTTTGGAAAGGTGCGCCAGTGTAAGGGTCAAATTTTGCAGCCACACCCAGAGCCTTGACAATGTATCCCTTCGCCGAGTTGAGGGTAAAAGTCTTTTTGCCTGTCAATGCTGCCAAAGCGCCTAACGCATAAGTGCCGCCTGTGCCGATGGCGTACACGCCTGTGCGGTCTGAGGTCCAGCCGTAATCTGATTCGATTACATAGATTGAGCCATTCACGGAGACCAAGATGCTGGAATCTTGTTCGGCAATGTGCGCTGCTGAGTCCCCTTTGGTATTCGCATAACCCTGCTCTTCGAAGGTGGCTCGAAGTGCTGGAATAAATGTCTTGGTCATGAATACATCTAATTTGTTCCCAGACAGGCTTGGGGGAGCCTGTGGGGGTGCAAAAGCGTGGTGAACGATGTTGATAGCCCTGACATCTCCAGCAACGCCTATGAGGTACCTGCCGTTGGCTGCGACCTTCCCAGTCCCATTGCCCAAAGTTGTTACCTGATAGGCAAACCCAGAATCGTCAAAAGTTGAGATTCGGCTGTCCGTACCGACCACGGCAAAGGATTCGCCTTGGATGGCAACGATTGTTGTCATTACGCACTGTATTCCTTGTTGTGGTACATCGCCCACCCATCACGAATTGGAATCATTTCAAGGTTGAATTCGGCGTCTCCATCTTTGTAAGTAACTACACAAAGACCCTGCTGCCAGTTCTCTGTGATGGGCATAGGGCGACCGTCAAGGTCAATGCCGCCTTTGGTCGATGGTACGACTCCGTCGACACGAGCGAGGCATCCTGCAGAAGCGGCAAGGATTGTCTTGCGCCCGTCAAAATCCTCACGAGTGATTTCAGCCCATTCACGACGATGAATGTGCCCATAAAGGACTGAGGTTTTTTCATTGCTCAAATACATGTGCGCCGTTGAACCATTGCTTTTCACTCTGGTGCCGTGGATGACCTTCAATTTCTGGTTAATCCAGTAATACCCAGCGGGGTATCCAGCGACATACTTGATGTTGAAATCATCAAAGCGGCAGAGGAAAGGGACCGAGAGAACAGGGAAGTTGTCTGGGGAATCTCCACGCTTCAAACCAAATGACACTCTCGCATTGTCGAGGATGTAATTGACTAAACGCTCCTCATGATTGCCAGCCAGCCACACGATTTCGGCGTCAGGAGCAGCAGCCCGCAATCGAGCCATAAGGACCGTTGCGTAGTCAATAGATTGCTGCGTCGTTAGAGCGTAAGCAGGACTGAGTCGATACTTGCCAAATTCGGCAAAGTCCAAATTGTCACCGTGCATCACGATTTTTGCGGGTTTCAAGTCCTTGATGAGTGCAACGCATAAGTCGATAGCCACTTCGTCATGGATGCTTTCGAACTCGCCTGCTGCGTTACGGAAATAACCGATTTGCATGTCGGGCAGGACTACGGCGGTGTTCCACTCGGTCTTTTTAGGGGCTTTGGTCACTTTGGTAGCAGGCAATTTAACTGCTGGTCCTTGGTTTACAGGGTCCCAAGTAGGACCATCTGCCCACTGCGGTGAAAGGACAATGCCAGCCATGTCGACAAGTTGGGCTTCGCCATTCTCATCTTTTAGGAATCCTTGCCAAACATTGATTCGCTCTACACGACCAATCTCGTCAGGGTCGATTCCCGAGCGTTCAAGCAATTCGGCAAGTTTGCCCATTTTGTCTTTGATGGACGGTGGAGGTCCAGCGTTTAGTTTCGCATCAAGAGTCACAAGAGCACTCTTTCTTGCAATGACGGCGAAGCATGCGGTCCGAAACTTTGTGACCCGCTTCATCCAAAACTTCCATTAACCAGCGGGTTGTGTATCCGCTTGACATTGCCGTTTTGGAATTAAGGGCGTCAGTCACTTTTTCAAGGGCGTTTTGCAATGCTTCTCGCTCAGCGGGTGTCACTGCACGAAGCACATGACCGACAGAGCAACGATTCGCATAAGGGCTTGGGGCGGGCTGCGAAAGACGAGCAGCCAAATCTTTTGACGGCTGCTTGGGCATTATTGCGCTTTCTTCGTCGACTTCTTACGAACTGGCGGGACCTCATCAACAAACACAATTTCTTCATGTTCAGCCAGATGCTTTTGAAGGTCCCCACGAACCTCAATGAGGTCCAGACGGATTTCAGTTGTATTCAGATGAGTCTGAGATACAAGGTCGAAAAGCACACCATGCTGTTCGCTGCTTTCATTGCGGAACTTCTGTTGTCCACGATGTAATGACACAAATGCTGCGACAACAGAGCCAGCGGCTCCAATGATGGCAGCGATGATTGCTGGGTTCATGTCGGAAATACTAGACACATCATGGTCTAGGGATTAGTCACCGTGGATTAGTTGCCACGGTGCATCGCATCAGGCTGCGTTGGGCTTAGGAAGTGAGCGCCAAGCGGCTTCGAACTTTGCAGCGTCCTTCGCCATTTCTGGAGAAATTTCCACATGTAACCACATGGGATTTCCTTGATACGAACCAGCATTGTCGGTCTTGGTGAAAATTTTTACCCCCGTTTTCCCCTCACCACGGCTGCAGCGCCACCCAGCGCCGAAGTCGCCGAACGCATACCAGTGAATTTCTTCGAGTCCCAGAATTTCGCTGTGCTGGACTTCTTTACCGTCGATGACCGATGTGCCGAGGAACCAGTCCCACATTTCACGAGCAACAGCCTCGCTTGGATACGAGATGTCTGCAGCAGCGCCAGTCGCATGCGTACTCATCCACTTGCCAGCATCCTTGTCAGTCAACTTCATGCCAACCGTGTGGTCATTTTTCATCAAGCGGACCTGATAGACGCCTAGCGAACCACATTTCCAACGCTTTTTGCACAAATCAACCAGTTTTAAGGTGCCTTCTTGTGCCTTGCCACCATCAAAACTGGGATAATAACTGTATTTGCGAGCCATGGTTCGACTTTAGTCGGTGGGTTGCTAAACCCTACTCGTCTCCTTCAAAGACCATGCCGATGAGGTTGAGGAACAGAGCGATACCGCTGATGATGATTCCTGCTTTTTTGGTTTCTCCTGAGAGCGTGATGAGAACCAAAGCGGTTCCAGCAAGGGTCCAGATGAGTCCGTTGAATTGTGATGCAAACTTGTTCATTGGTTATTTCTTTCGTGATGATGATGCTCCAGCGGCTGCTGGGGCTGCCATGACTGTGGCGATTACGGCGTTGATTGCTCGGCGCTTGCCGACGCTGACAGTGGACCCACTGGGCACATAGGTGTCGAATTTTCCGCTGAACACATCTATTTGTGCCTCAAAGGATTCCTTGACAGAGTCGGGTGCTGCTGACAGGGTTTCGGCAAGAGCAGGCCGTGCCGGGTTGTT